CCGAGAAGTCACTAGCCACAGAAAGCAAGAGAACGAGAGGAAGCGAGATCTTCAGAAGAAAAAGTCCGCAACTTCTCGACCTTCCCCACGACCTAGAAGAAAGCGATAATGGCAAACGCAGCCTCTACCATTGAAATTGAATTAGAGATTCGTGACGCCATTAACCGTTTGGGCAAGCTCGAAGGCGAACTGAAAAAATCGTCTTCTGCAATGGACCGAGTAGCGAACTCAACCAATAAAATGGAGTCTGCTTTTAAGTCTGCCAGGAATGCCGCTTCTGCTCTGTTTGCCGCAATCAGTGTCCAGCAGATTGCACAAGCTGCAGACACCTTCACACGTTTTGCCAATCAAATCCGCATTGCAACGACTTCAGCCGCTGAAGCCGCAGCGGTTCAGAAAGAGTTGTACCGAGTCTCACAGACTACCGGAACCGCAATTGAGGACACGACCAAGCTTTATTCACGCCTTAGAATTGCCGCTGACCAGCTAGGATCATCCCAAGCTGAAACCATTCGACTTACTGACATTGTAGCAAAGTCTTTAGCCGCAGCCGGAACCAGTAGCACAGAGGCTTCTGGGGCATTGCTGCAACTCGCGCAAGCACTCAACTCGCCAAAGGTTCAGGCGGAAGAGTTCAACTCTCTGATTGACGGAATGCCGAATTTGCTGCGAGAAGTGGAAAAGCAACTTGGACTTACGGCTGGAAGTCTGAAGAAGTTTGTGACGGATGGCAACCTGACGAATCAGTTATTTAAGGACGCAATCCTTGGCTCTGCTGATGCGATCAATGAGCAGTTTGGCGCAGCTCAGGACACGATTGCAACTTCATTCACTCGACTAAATAACGCATTCATTTTGCTGGTTGGCAACTTCGAGAAAAGCACCGGATTTTTCAACAGTATTGCCTCTGTCATTTCGACGCTTGCTGAAAACATGGACGAATTGGCGCGAGTATTAAAAGCGGTTGCTGTTGGTTTTACGATTGCCTTTGCTCCCAAGGTGATTCGTGCGATTTATGACACCGCAACCGCAATGAAGGCATTGGGAGCCGCTTCAAAAACCAATGTCATTGGAGCACTAGCAGCTTTGGGGTTTTACATCGCAGACGTCACAGGTGGCTTAGATTCGCTGATGGAGAAGCTAGGATTAACTAAAGACAAAGCTGATGAAACCGCAGGAGCAATTGTTGATTTAACAAAAGGTGGAGGTGGGGCCGGAGCAAGTCAGTCGAAAACATTTGAATCAGCATTTTTTCAGGAGACAATCAAAAGTCTTGAAGGCTATTTGACAGATATCGAAAAGTATGGACCTCAACTAACTGAAGAGATTAATAAAATTCTTTTTGATGTCAATCGTCTTTTGGATGAAGATCCAGAATTCGTCAGTCAAACCATTTTTGGTTCAGATGAATTGTTACCTTTACAACAATACATTACGGAACTTTCAAAGATTGTTGAGATTGTTGAAGCCGCAATCAAAGCCCAAAGAGACTACAACCAATTAAAAACAAAAGACGCACAAATCACCGAAGAAGGTGCAGCACTCGAACAAAAAATTTTGGACGCAAAGTTTGCCATCAACAAAGCGCAAGAAGAACTGAACGCTCTGCAAAAAATCGACATTTATGATGGCATTCTAAATTCTCTGAGGAGGTTTCTTGGCATTCAGCAAGACATTACCGACGAAACAGAAAAGCAGTTGAGCAATGCTGAAAAACAGGCAAAGGCCAGAGAGCAATACGTCAATACAGTTGGAGACACTATTGTTGGTGGCGTTTTTGGCGCTGGTCCCAATGCGTCCAGAGCAGGACAAGCCGCACAAGCTTATGGTGCGGCTGGTGGTGTAATTCCTGGTTTAATCAATGCTGCCACTTCTGCTGTTCTAAGCAACGAAAAAGTAGCCGCTGCGATAGATGAGCAGTTTGCCATTCTTTTTGACACAATCGACCCACTCATTGACGTTCTGGCAGATTTGCAGAGCGCGATCAATCGCTTAATTGCAGCCTTGGCAAAAGGCATTGGAGATGGCATTCAGAGTGTGCTTGACCAAGCCGGAGTTGGGCAGGATTCATACCTCTTTGGTGGAGGATTTGCCAGTGACTTTGAGCAGTTCAGCTTTGACATTTCGGGCGGAATGTTTGGCGTAAATAACCGTCCAACTGGAATGAGTGCTGAAGAATACAGCAGTTTCAGCCTGGGCTTGTGGCAACGAACGTCAGCTGATGCAGTGGCTGAGTTACTTCAGGATGTCGGCAATGTCGGCTTTTCCTCCATTATGGAAGGCGTTGAATCCGAATACGAGAAAGTAGTCGAGCGAATTCAGTCAATGAGTGGCGACGATGTGACGGACGAACAACGAAGTCAGCTTCTCAAGAATGCCGCAGCCGCAAACGAAAGCCTCATCAATCGCTTGAATCAGCAGTTCCGAGCGATGAGCAATGACAAGACGGTAGAACTGCTTAAGGAAATCAACGAGCGAGGAATTGAACGAAATCGCATTGACCAAATCCGCATTGACTACACCAAGGAAATCAATCAAGTCAGTGAAGATTTAAGCCTGACCGAAGAAGACCAGACCAAAGTCATCAATGCGTTAATCAAGGCTAGGGACCGAGAGATTGAGTCCATTGAGCGGCAACAGCAGTTACTTCAGCTTCAGAGTGTTCAGTCCGATTTGCAGAGTCTGTTCACTGATTTTGAAAACACAATTGAGGCCATCAGTGAGCTGGTGCAAAGCCTGTTTGACCAAGTTAACGATTTGCTCTTCAGTGAGTTCAACTTGGCAGGTCCACAAGAAGCCTTTGCCTTGGCACAAGGCACTTACGAAAGCCTGCTTGCCAATGCGTTTGACCCAGATGCTACCGAAGAAGACATCAAGGCGTTGCAAGGATTTGTCAACGACTATCTAAGTGCAGCCAGAGATGTTTTCAAATCATCAACTGCCTTTACTACGATTTTTGAAGGTGTTCTCAGTGACTTGGCGCTGCTTGGTACTCAGTACGGATTCAACGCACCGATTGCCGCAGCTAGCACACTTAGTTCAGGCGCAGAGGATTTACTGGGTGACTTACCAGAAGAATTGCAAACCGCAGTCTCTGATTTAATCTCTGGAATCAACCTAGCCACACTTGCCTTTGCTCAACAGCAAGTTGAATTCCTGACCACCGTCTACCAAATTCCCATTGAACTCAAGGCTGGTAATTTCATTGTTGACACTTCAGGAGTCAATAAGTCTATCAACCTCAACAGCAGCAACTTCAGTTTAGATTCTTCACGGTTGAATCTTTCTCTGCTGATGTCTAGCAGCATGTTTACCGTCAACACTTCTGGACTGAATTTTGGAACGATTACCCCAACCGCAACCGCTGGCAGACCTAACCTTGGAACAATTTATCCAATCGTTTCTCTAGGCACACCGAATCTTGGAAAAATCACACCAGCCGTATCTCCAGGCATTCCGAATTTAGGCGTCATCACACCAACGCTGACTCTGGACACCAGCAACATTACTTCTTCTTTGAGTTCCCTAAGCACGATCATCAATGATGCCTTCAGTCTGATGATTGGCGCAGTTCAACTGCAAGCAACGATTCTGGAAGCGCAAGCGTCAAATATTACGGGAACTAGGAGTGGAGGAACCCCAATCAATATTCTGATGAAATATGGGCAAGTTCTAACAGGGCAAGCCGCTGAGGGATCAATTGGTGTAGATATGAACACAGATATTGACTATGGAGAAGGATGGGCGCCAGGAGTTACAAGCGCTTCCAACCTTACACCAGACCAGCAGTTTGCTTCCATTTATAATAAATTACCGGAAACAGCACCTTATTTATTGAATCGTCCCTATTACGTCCTAATGTCAGCCGCTGGAAGTGAATATAGTCCTAGATTGGCAGCCTTTGACGAAATCGAAGAAGCCCGCTCTTTCTATAATTATATGTCAACAACGACGGGACTCTATGGTTGGGATGCTCCCGTTTTCAAATACGGCTTTAGACGAGGCGGAATAGTAGACCCAATGGACACGATTCCAGCCATGTTAAGTCCTGGCGAATATATCCTATCTCCAGAAACCGTCAGACGTTATGGAGTGTCAAACCTGAACCGCTTGAACTCTGGCGATTCAGCCGCAATCAACGCAACCTCAGACCCAGAGGTGAAAAGATTACTGGCTGAATTGATTGTGGCAGTGCGCGAGAATGACACCGAGGTAAATGTTTATACGGATATGGCAGGCCAGACCAAGGCTGGTATTGAAGAATTCAGAAGCGAGCTGAGAGAAAGAACCAGACGGCAAGGCGACAAGTTTCTTCCGGCTAGGTACATCTGATGAGCCAGTTACTTGCCACGATCACGGTTGATGGTACGGATTACCGAGGTTCAATCAGAGGTTTTGCTGGGCAGAACTTTTACCAGCCTTTTGTCAAGAGAATGCCTACGCTTGAGCTTGGACAGGTTGAGGACTCAGGCAAGATTGGCGTCAAGTTCGGGAACATTACTTTGACGAATGACTATTTAAACGCAAGCCATCCATTCGCACTTCAACGCTATGAAGACTTGCTGACCGCACCTGGACTATATGCAACGACTTTGAAATGGGGTGAGGCAGGAAGTGACTTGTTTTCTGGTAATATCTTCCTGCAAAGCGTGACTGATACAGAACTGACCTTTGCATTGACAGACACCGAATTCACGAAAGGCGCTAGGCCATTTACCTTGACTGAAAATTTCGCTTTTGTGGAAGCTGTCATTTCTTCAGGCGCAGGAACTCCGGTTTCAATTACCGCTTTGAATCATGGTTTTGTGACGGGTACGGTTGTGATTTTCGAGCAAATGGATTCCTACGGTGAGCTGCTCGAATATCAATCGGTTGCAGTGGACAACTATTATTACGTTGTTCGCACTGGTTCAAATACCTTCACCTTGCAGGACAAAGACTTCATTCCGGTGACAAGCGGATACGGCACAACCGGAACCTTTACCAGTGACGGCAACACGCACCGAGTGGGTGTGCCGCTGAGAATCCCATTCAGTTGGGGCATCGTCAAAAACGTGACGCCAGTGATTAAAAAACGCGACGATGAAGTTGCCAATCCAGACTTGCAAACGAACAACAGCAGTTACCCGATTGAAATCCGCGAGGATGGGGTGCTGATTTATTCAACCGACAACACTAGTTCAGAATTCTGGAACGGTTCAGGCGGAAGTGGCGTTGCCCCAACCTCAAGCGTGATTAAGCTGAACGCTGCCACCACTGGAGGTGTGCTTTCAATCTCAGGAATCAGCAACAGAGGTTCAACGCTTTCGAGTTTTTATAGTCACGTTGCGACTGAATTAAGCCTAACTCTAGACACGAGTTATGCGTAAATGGCAGGAGTCAACTACAACACCGATACGACGATCAGCGACGAGCAAATCAACGAATCACCTGTTGAGGTTCGTCTTTCGGTAACCGTTGAAATCGACACGAATGGAACGCTGACAGTCCGCTCTTTAACGGTAGCAACGACAGCTTCAGAAGTTGAAATTTATTCGCCTTAGTTATGGCACAAGCAACCACACGAAACGAACCTTTGATTGACTTTGCGGCAGATACTGCCAAAGCCGCAAACCTGTTGCTGCAAATCAGCGGCTCTACTTTACGAGTCATTAACCGGATTCAATCCGGTGTGGCAGCGGCAACGGTGAGAACGCCTGAATTGCTTCAGTTGCAATTAGCGCCAGCCTTTCCAATTAAAAAGATTTTCAGCGAGTATGAATTCAACACACCTTATCCAGACAGTGTGACGCTCGCACAAGAAACAAAATATGTGGAAGTCCCCAATCTAGGCTATGGGGAAGAACAAGGTTATGACGCACTCAGCACGATTGAAGAAAAAGTCATTGAATATTTAAGAGCCATTTTGCAAAGCGAATCCGCGCCAATCTGCACGGCTCGAATCTTTGGAATTAAAGATAATTATTTACTTGGTTATCGAATCATCTGCATTGACGAAAAGCAAAGCATCAAGGCCACGATTACCATAACGTCAATCATTTATAGCTTTGATGCAGAAGAAACCACGATCAGCGGACCAACCGAAATCACCTTTGTAAGGTTTGAGTGAAAATCATTTACACAAATTCAATTACAGGCGTCAGCAGTTCAGCGACTCAATTATCAAGCGATTATGCGATTGCAAAAGTTGAGAACAATTATCCAAAGCAGCCGTATATTGCGGACGCAGCCACGGCAACAATCACTGTGACTTGTGCAGGTGCGGAAGCCATTTTTTTCTCTTACTTGGCAGAAGCCGTAACCGTTACGTTTAAAGATTCAGGCGCAAGCACTTTATCAACAGAGACTTACTCGAACACCTACACACTCAGCGAGCAATACCTGCTCAATGAAAAAAGCCATTGGAATGATTCGGTTTTTGTCGCTTGTCCAGCAACAACCAACACGGTTGAGATTGCGTTGACCAACTCGACAGATGTCAAAGGAACGCTTGACGGTTGGGTAACAGCTAGCAGTGGAAATCTAGGCAGATTGCAAGCGAGTGCTGCAAACATTTATTTTGAAGATTACCCACAAATTCGGCTTGGAACCTTTGTCAGCGATGGGGTTTTTACCGAGCAGCTCAACCGGATTACTGGTGACGGCACAGGCTCAGAAGATTTGCAGTTAACCGGAAATGGTGGCTCAAACTTTACGGTTTCTTCAATGAAGTTGCCGCTGATCATCAACACGATTCGAGCCGGAAAAGTTCTGGAGACTTACAATCCAAACGTAGGTATGTCGATCAGCCGAGACAGTTTTGGAATTAGACAAGAAAAAGATTCGGGTTTAGTTTACCGATTGGGTGAAATTCGCAGAAGATTCAGCGGAAGCGTTCAGGTTTTAGAAAGCGAGAGAGTCACCGCAACGAAAGTATTTTCAGGCTTACGAATGCAACCAGTGGCTGCTCAGATTTTAGGCTATCAGACCAACACCGCAGTATTCGGCAGTTTTTTTGAGCCTGCCAGCATTGCTTATTCTTATCCTGGCAGTCAACTCTATGACTATAACTTTGAATTTGTTGAGATTATCTAAATGAGTTTATTAAAAACAAACGAAATCCAGAATTATAACGGTTCGAGTCTAACGCTAACCGCTAGCACGGTTTCGACTAGCGCACAACTGAACACGGGCGGAAATATCAGCGTGACGGGTTCGCTTAATGTTTCAGATGATTCAACGACAAGAACAAATCTTGGATTGGGAACGATTGCCACGCAAGATTCAGATTCAATCACAGTTACTGGTGGAACCGCTACACTAGGCGCTTTGACCGTTTCTGGTTCAGATTCTGGAGACTTAGTTAGAATTACGCAAACAGGAAGCGGAAATGCGTTTGTTGTTGAGGATGAAACAAATCCAGATAGTACGCCTTTTGTTGTCAATAGTAGTGGGAATGTTGGGATTGGGACGAGTTCGCCAAGTAAAAAACTAATTGTTAATTCTGCTCCTGATACTACAAACCCATCCAATGGTGTATATTTTGAGGCAAATAATCCTGGGTTAACTGCATCTCAGATAAATAGCACATCTTCAGGACTCGGCGTAGTTGGTATGGTTACTAATTTTGGAGGAGATTTCCATATTCGATCTTTTTGGGGTGTTTGTATTGATAAAGGAGCAGGTAATTTAGGTTCTGGAGCAGGCAATACCGTAAACGCAGACTCAAGAACTTTTTCGATTAGACAATATGCTGGGGCGACAACTTGGAACACGCAATTTTCAGTTAATGGTTCTGGTAATTGTACTATTAGTGGTTCGTTATCGAAAGGCTCTGGATCATTTCGCATTAACCACCCATTAAAACCCGATACACACCAATTAGTACATTCATTCATCGAAGGCCCACAAGCAGATTTAATTTATAGAGGCAAAGTGGAACTTGTCGCTGGTCTTGCAGAAGTAAACATTGACACCGTAGCAGGAATGACTGAAGGAACCTTTGTGGCACTTAACCGTGAAGTTCAATGCTTTACCAGTAATGAGTCAGATTGGGATGCAGTGCGTGGTTTTATAAACGGGAACATTCTGACTATTGAATGCGAAAACGCCGAGTCAACCGCAACAATTTCGTGGCTTGTGATCGGTGAACGGCAAGATCAGCACATGTATGACACTGATTGGACAGACGAGAACGGTAAGGTAATTGTTGAACCAGAAAAGACTTTAGAAGATTAAACAACTTAAAAAAAACAAACTCTAATCGAAACACAACAGTCCCAGATTGACGCACTTACTGCAAGAATTGAAGCACTAGAAACCACATAAAATAGGCCGAGCATATGCCATCAGAACCCAATTCCATGATTCAGTTAGTCCAAGATTTAGGTTTTGGCATGGCGTCTCTGACCTTCAGCGGTTGGTTGATCGTGTTTCTTTTAAGAGGCTTTGAAAAGGAGCGAAATATTTGGCTAACGAAGGACTCTGAAAGCGATATTCGTGTTTCAGAACTTTTACGCGAGAATTCACAGTTACAGCAGGCCACCACAGAAAAGCTCGCAAACCTTCAGGCCGCGCAGTCTCAGCAGCTTTTAGCAGTTCACGAAAAGCTCAATACCACGCTCACCAACATGACCGTTGCGATTAGTGAGTTAAGTCAAAAAATGGATAATCTAAAAAAATGAAAAAGTTTCTCACAGGCTTGGCTTTGCTTTTAACTACGTCAGCGTTTGCTTTGCCTGTTGAGTATAAAACTTTACACCTTGTTTCATGGGCTTATCAATGTTCACTCCGGCTCGCTCCCACCTACCAGCTTCAAGGCATGACCAGCAATCTAGCCATGCAGTCTGCCATTCAGCTTTGCAGTTGCGTCATTGACCATTACCGAGAGAACCATAGATATGTAGACCTTCAGTTAATGCCGTTACCTCAACGAGAAGCATTTGGCGAAATGTATTCTCAAGAATGTGTGGACTACCCTGAAAAGGAGACTTGATGGCTTACGTTGACCACTCCACTCATTTTAAACGAGAAGAGCTGCAATGTAGTTTTTCCGGTGAATGTCAAATGCAAGATTGGTTTATGGAAAAGCTGGAAGCGTTGCGGATGGATTACAACCGACCCATGAGGCTTTCTTCTGCTTTCAGAAGCATTGAACATCCAAGAGAACGCACTAAGCCAGGAGGAAAAGGCGGACGGCATACCCAAGGCGTTGCGGTGGACTGTTTAGTACATGGTGAAGATGCTTTGGATTTAATCAGCCTTGCATTGCAACATGGATTCAATGGAATTGGCGTCAGTCAAAAAGGTGATTTCAACAGCCGATTTATTCATTTAGATATTCGGCAGGAATCTTCTCCAGCGATTTGGAGTTACTAATGGAAGGATTTTTAGAGATTTTCAACCAGGCGGTTGATTCTGGCGGATTAGAATTGATTTTAGCGGCAACCGGAATGGGCGCGGCTGTTCCAGGCGTTTTATTTTATAAAAAAATGAGAAAAGCAAAAAAACTGAAGGAGCAACTGCTGGGCTAGTGGCGGTTTTCAATTATTGCCACTTGCCGGAGGTGTCACAAATCGGCTGGAAGTGGCTCCCCAAGCTGGACTCGAACCAGCGACCCAATGATTAACAGTCACCTTAGTTTTTTCGGCTGTAGGCTAGATGAATACTGGGCTTGCGGCTTTCGGTTTTTTTCTTTGAAACAGTGTTTTGTGGCGAGTTTCCTAGTTTATTGACGAGATCGACTTGCTGCAAATGGTCACTATTTAAATAAGACATGGTTGTTTGAATTGATTCGTGACGAAGTAGCATTTGAACATGCACCGGATTCGCAGACTCACCGGAAAGCAACTCAGTCGCAACTGTACTTCTAAACGAGTGCAACGGTTTTGCGTTTTCAATGCCTACCTTTAGAAGCGCCTTCCTCATCGACTTGGTTAAATCTCCAAGACTTGAATACAAAGGCTTACCTCTGCCGTTGTCCAAAACGTATTTCTCGCCTTGAATATCCTGCGCCTGAATAAATTCTTTTAAATCTTCAGCGATTGGGACGATTGCGTCTTTCCTGCCTTTGACCTTCCAATCCTTTGTTGAGCGCAGTTCAATTCGGTCTGGGTAGACATTATCCCATTTCAGCGCCAGCAGCTCACCACCACGCATTCCAGTGAATCGCAAAAACCACCAAGCCCGAAGCAGAACCAAGAACCGTCTTCGTCTGGTTTCCTGCCAGCCTTGTTCTAAATGCTGGCGCAAATCTTCGAGTTGTTGCTGAGAGAAGACAGCAGGCAAAGGTTTGGACGAGCGAACGCTTTTGACTTTAATCGCAGCCGGAAGGAAGCCTTGTTCCCAAGACCAGTTGAGGATTGCGCGAACTGCTCGAAGGTATGAATTACAACTATGATCTCCTAGTCCTGCTCTTCTCAATGAGAGAACAAGTTGGTCTGTGAATTTTGACGAGTGCAACCGAATCCGATAATCGCCTACAATCTTTTGGTAGCGACTAAGCTGTTGCCGATATTTGCCAACCGTCCGATCGTCACGATTCGCCTGAACATGAGCCAGAAACAAATCCAACAACTCACTGAAAAACAAACCTTGTTCGTCAGTTGCTCGCTCGACTTCTCGACTCAGCGTTTCTTTCAGCTTCAAGAATCGCTCGACCAGCAGAGCGTTCAACTGGTCAGGCTCTAAGCCTTCAGCTTCCACAAAACGAATCAGAACTCTGCGATAACGCTTCTTACCAATCCACAACTGACCAACATAGGCTTTTTGGCGTTGGTCTGAGACGATTTCGTTCTTGTGGCTCAATATGTAACTTTTCGGGGGGGGGGGTAGCTTTTTTGTAACAAAATTAACAAAGAACAGGCAGACCGCTACTTTACTGGTCTTCAACCCTCAAATTTGACTGATTGCCCAGTTGTCCGGCTGATTGACCCATTCTGGTGCAATTGTCGGCTGGTATTTTTTTTTGTCTTCTTCAAGCCTCTCAATCGTTTTTTCCAGCCGTTCAATATATTTCTTTTGAATTGAAATAACTTCGTCTTTTAACCTAATGCTTTCCGGATTCATGGTAAGCGATGAATCTTGCTTCATTTCTTTACTCCCAGCCTCAGAGTCCAAAAAAGAAGTATCAATTGATTTTTCAAGTAAAAGTTTTTTGATTGCTTCAACTGGTATTGAATTCTTCCTACGCCTTTCAGACAAAGCCGCAGCACTCATTCCGAGCATATCCGCCAACTCTCTGTCGAATCTTAGGTTTAAAAGGCTTTTAGCTTTTTCAAGCATTTCTGAAGAATTCACCACGCGCCTTTAAATTTTTCTTGATTTTATCAATTGATTAATTAAGATGAATGCACTTACAGCCTAGCTGCTAGGCAAAATAATAGGTGTTTACTCTTTAAAAATCAATTTATTAAATGACTTCTTTGTTTGATTTGTCGCATATCGTCAAGGCTCATCCTGACCGTATTCGTTATTGGCGTAGCAAAGGACTGATTCCGAAAGGAACCCAAGTCCATAAATATGCACCAATCATTTTTTCAGAAGCTGAAGTCCAAGAAATCAAGAAATTTTTTAAAGACAAGAATGATTGACGAAGAACTTCGCGAAGAACTCGCCACGATTCGCAACCTGCTGACCGAAGTCTTGGTCAATCAGGACATTCTCAGCAAAAAGATTTCCGCTGACGTTGCCATTCAATCAACGAAAGCAGAAAGAGCGGTTGAGTTGAACCGCTTACGGCAAACCGCAAGCCAAGCTATTTTGCGGACTAACTAGAAGAGGATTTATGCGACTGAACAACTTGCCAAATGAATATATGTCTGGATTCCCAGACTTTGACCGAACACCAAAAAGCGTCATTGCTGCTATTGCCGTTTCATTTGCTGCTCTTTAAACAGATGAAGATTTTGAGAAAGCAAAAGAACTAATTCGTCAAGAATGGTTCAGATTACATCAAAATCAGATAGTTCCTCAAAAACCACCTAAAGCCAAAGAAATAGAAAAAGCTATTGAACAATCTTATTGATTTCTCAATTTAAGTAATTTTCAAACGCAGCCTCTTCGTGGGCTGCCTGTTGACTGAGCCATAGTTTTTTCAACTCAGTGACCGAGTTGGACGGTTTCGGGAGAACCGGCTGGAGCGCTATGGCTCATTGAACAGTCTACATGGGGAATCAAAGCCTTGTTTTTGTAATGGCGGAGGGGTCTGCCAGCAGCTTGAACAAGGTTTCCCCACCAACATGGAGTTGAACATGACAAGCACACCAACCATTCAGGCTCAATTCTTTCGAGCCGAATCTAAGAACAAATCCAGAATTATCACACACTATTCAGCGCCTTGGTATCGCAAGCTTTGGTGGCGCATTCGCTTGTATTTCATCAACCGGAAGTATGCACGAAGGCTTAGAAAGATTTGAAGCCTTTAAGGAGGAAACCAGAAGGATTGGGCGAGCATATTGGGCAAGTGTTCGGAGAGCAGAAGCAGAATCCAAGGCGTTGCGTGAATCGTATACGCCAGTTTTCCAATGTCCAGTTTGCGGTTTGTTCAGGCCGGAAGGACATAGCCAAAAGTGCAAAGACTTGAAGCCGCTAGACATTAGCCAAGAAGAGAAGTTCAGAAGAATGGATGACCCACACAATGAACAGACATGGAGTGAAATTTGACCATTAAGGTCTGCGTTAATTGCGGCTTAAAGTTTCTGACCGAAGGAAAAGAAAAAGTTTGCGGACAGATTTGTTTTGACGAACTGAAGGCCAAGCATACAAAGCCGCAGTGTGTGATTTGCGGCAAGAAATTTAATCGCAAGTCCAGTAGCCACAAGACTTGTAGCCACAGTTGTGGCTATGAGCTGAAGAAGCAAAACGCTGCACGTTATCGCGACAAGGTAAGGCCAGCAAAGCAAAAGATTGCTTGTGAGCGATGCAGCAAAATCTTTATGCCCACTCGCAAGGATCAGCGGTTTTGTGGATCTAGGTGCTACAACCAGCACTATAAAAAGACGGTAACGGTTGACCCAAGGCCATGCGTTGAGTGTGGTGAGGTGTTTCAGCCAAGGACTGAGCGCAACATTTTATGCTCAAAAGAATGCCGTTATATAAACGATAAGCGCAGAGCCTACATCAGAGGGACGATTCCCAGAATGCCTGGAACGCTAAAACCCAAGAATTGTCTAGTCTGCAAAAAGGAATTTCAGCCAAAATCAGGTTCTCAAAAATATTGCAGTCCAACCTGCAACGGATTGGTTCACCTTAAAAGAAACCGCTCTAGGCTAGACCACAATCGACTTCTCAAGTGCTGGATTTGTTCAAAGCAATTTAAGCCAGTGACGAGCAAGTCGAGAGCAAAGTTTTGCAGTTCTGAATGCCGCAAAGTCCACTTTGGAAATAAGGCGGCTGAGAAAAGACAAGAGCTAGAGATTGAGGCGAAGAAACAAGTTGAGGTGAAAGAAAAGTGGAATGACGCTTCAGTCACCTCGATCATAGTTCCGGCTGATTCGATGTTTCCAGAAGAAATTCTG